CAAAATAAAAGCCTCTTTAAATACGTTTTTATATAAATGTATGAATTATATGAAAAAATTTATCAATACGTTTAAATATTAATAAATAGTCTTTAAATACGTTTTTATATAAATGTATGAATTATATGAAAAAATTTATCAATACGTTTAAATATTAATAAATAGTCTTTAAATACGTTTTTTATATAAATGTATGAATTATATGAAAAAATTTATCAATACGTTTAAATATTAATAAATAGTTTTTAAATACGTTTTTTATATAAATGTATGAATTATATAAAAAAATTTATCAATACGTTTAAATATTAATAAATAGTCTTTAAATATGTTTTTTATATAAATGTATGAATTATATGAAAAAATTTATCAATACGTTTAAATATTAATAAATAAAACTTTTTGGGTGAGATAAAGCGAAGCTTTATCAACCAGTTTTACGAAGTAAAACTTGGTAAGGCTTTTTTCTAAAAAGCCTCTTTAAATACGTTTTTTATATAAATGTATGAATTATATGAAAAAATTTATCGATCATATAGTATTAAAAAATAGTCTTTAAATACGTTTTTTATATAATATATGAATTATATGAAAAAATTTATCAATACATTTAAATATTACTAAATAGTCTTTAAATACGTTTTTTATATACTTTTTTTATTTCTTTACTATATTCCAAACTTTTAATTTATCTTCTTCTATTAATTCTTCTGGTAAATATTTATAAAATTTATCCTTCATTTTCTTAAATATTAATTCTCTTATATCTGTGCTATTTATTCTTTCAAAATATTTACCTATTATTTGAACTTTTTCTCCAAATCTTTTATTATTTTTATTCTTCTCACTCTTTAAAAATATTACATTATATTTTGATTTATCCAATTTATTATATATTGACATACCTAATTTTACTGGACTATCCTTCTTACTTATTATTAAACTTATTTTATCTCTTTCTTTATCTCCTAAATATTTTAAATATATTGACCATATCTTCTCTGATTCTTCTGCATTTATATTTGGAATTTTATTATCATTTATATACCTTTTATATATTTCTATACCCTCTTTTTTACTCTTTAATTTTACTCCTAATTTATTCTCCATTTCTTCTAAATCTAATCTATTTATATCCTTTAATAATGGATCTAATGGACGTGATTTATTTGATATTATTATTATTATCTTATCATATCTTTTTATATACTCCTTTATTAATTTATAATGCCCTCTATGTGGCGGCTTAAACGAACCTACATATATTAATATATTTATTCTTTTATCATATTTTACCATATTTACTTAAAATTATATTCTAATATTATATTATTATATTATATAATATTAACTATGAATATCACCATTTATACTCTTCCTACTTGCCCTTACTGTAATTATGCTATTACTCTTTTAGATAAATATAATATAAAATATAAAAATATTACTGTTAATCCAAATGAAAAAAATAAAATAAAAAAACAAACAAATATGGATACATTTCCTATGATATTTATAAAAAAAAATAAAGATTTTATAAAAATAGGTGGATCATCAGACCTACTTAAACTTATTAATATTTCTGAAAATATAAAAAAATCTAATATTGATCTTAATATTATTTCTAATTTCTTTTATCTATTATATCCTTCTAATACTAAATCTCCTAAAAATTATAATAATAAATATTTAAAAAAATAAATAACTAATAATCTTAAATAAATATAATAAAAAAAATATTCTCTTTTATTCTAATAATTTTATTAATATATATATTTTTAATGATTTATCTGCTATATTTTCTATATTTGAAACTATTATTTCGGCTATATCTTTATAAAAACTATTTATATTATTTATCAATTCATTATATCCACTAAAACAAAAAAAATATCGATCCGATAAATTCCACTTTAATATTTTTTCTATTGTAAAATTTACTAACATAAACGATTCTGATGTTATTGTTATTACTGTATCATATTTATATATATTTTCTTCAATTTTAAACATATAATTTCTTATTATATCATAATATTTTTCTCCTATTTTATATGCTAAATTTGATATAGGTCTTCTATATCCTCCAAAATGATTAATTACTGTATCATATAATGTTCCTTTTGATACATTATTTATATTATCAAATTGATACGTTAATTCCAATAATTCTTTTCTTTTCATTTCTCTTTCATATATTCTTTCATTATAATATACCAAATTATTATATCTTATTGATAATAATTTATTATATATTATATTCAATAATATTTCCCATTTATTACCTTCTATTTCTTTCTTTTCTATTTTTTGTATAATATCTTTATTATTTTTATTATCCTCTGTATTTGTTACTACATTTACATGACCTATATTTATATTATTTGATATCTTATTTATCATATTTAATAATTCTTCATTTAAATTAAGTTCCTTATCTATATTTAATATATCTAATCTCTTTATTATATTATTATTTTCTTTTTTATTATCCACTAATAAATCATTATTTATATCATCTGTATTTGAACTATCATTCGTATTTGGTGCTGAATAATCTGAATCAGATTTATTATTATAATTCTTTTTAAAATATCTCTTCTTTTTTTTACTATAAATATATTTAAAATCCTTATCAATTGTTTCTTCATCTATATTATCCTTATTCTTTTCATTACTCGATATTATATTATCATCATTGTCACTTGTTATTACTATATTTGTATCTATTTCTAAATTATTTTTAATATATCGTTTTTTATATTTTTTTTTTAATATATCTATGTTATTATTTATTAAATTTTTACTATTATTTTCATTATTTAATATATTAAATTTATTCATTATTTTTTTAATTTTATTGAATTATCTTTAAATATATTATAATATATATATTTTTCTTCTTATATCTTTATTTCTGATATTTGAAAAATCTATTTTTTTCTCTAATTTTTTCATTTAATGAATCTATATATTCATTTTCTCTCATAATCTTTTCATTTAATTTTTTTAGATCTTTTCTATTCTTATAATAATTTTCTGTTATATATCTTAAATCACTCATATCATTATATTTTTTTCTTAAATTATGATTCATGATTTTATAAATAAAATATAAAACTATCAAAACTATCAAAATAAAACTTAAAATTATTATTATATTCTTTTTTATTGACATACTATTATTTACTATTGTATTATTACTTACTTTTGTTATATTATTACCAATAGATGAACCATTATTCATTTTTATTAAAAATATTTATATATTTGTATATATAAATATCATATTATTTTTTATATAATATATTTTAATTAATAACTTTAGAAGGTCTATTAAGCATTTTAACCCTAAATTCTAAATAATGTTCTCTTCCATTAAAATTATATAAAGATCCATCATAATTCGTAAAAATTATTTTCATATTTGCTAATCTTCCTAATGGTGGATTATAATATTTTATTTCTTTATCATCCGGTCCTAATGCTTTATCTAATACTAATCTTGAATTTGGTTCTAAATTTAATGTAAATATTGTAAAAGCATCATTAACATTATTACTATTTGATTGTAATCTTTCTAATCCTGGTATTTTTAATATAACATATTTATCAAAAAATAAATCGTATTTTGCATTTGCTACTATATTAGATAAATATGCTTTAATTGGTGGATCAAATATATAACTTGTTGTTCCTGGTGAATACGGTAAAACTCCACCTGATGACAAACAATTACAAAATGCTACACAATATGGCTCACAATAACATTTACTCCCTGATTCTTTTAATACTGATTCTGTGCAATTTGTTGTTTTACATGTTCCATTTGAAATCTCTATTACATACATTTCAGTATCTGAACATATATCTATAATTAAATATCTATGATTTATTAATTGACTATCACAATCATAATCTTCAAATTTTATTGTATCTGCTATATTATATTGACTCTTGAATTTCGTATTAAATCCTAAAACATTATAATAATTAAATTGTGTATTAGTTATAGTATTTTTACTACATAATTTAGTTAAAAATGTGGATATTTCTGAATAACTTAAACCACATTCACATGAAGTAGAATTCTGTCCATCAATTTTTTGTAATCCTAATATCACTCCTTGTGCATAACCATAATCAAATGCATTATATCCTAATAATTTACCTAATGATCTATTATTATAATTAAATACCTTTCCAGTTAAATTATTATTATCTATTGTTATATCATTACAAAACATTATTTTAAAATATCCATTTGATAAATCTGATTTAATACTTACTTTATTCGTTATACAATCAAATGTTACATCATAATTTGATTTTAAATGATTATTTAAACATATCTTAAATTTTATTTGCTTCATTATCTGATCTATTGAATAATCACCATTATCTAATGTTATTGTTTGACATTTCCCTTGTTCTTCCTCTATTATTATCTTATTATTATAATTATCTACTATATATTGACTTTGTGGTATTATTGCTCTTATTAACTCTACAGATGATACATTCCTATATTCTTTATTAAATTGTATTAAATAATTATTTGGTTCTGGATATAAATTTAAATCTCTTTCTCTACTATCTAATAAAAATCTTTCTTCTATATTATCACTAAATTTTAATTTCTCAAAATCCCTTAAATTTATTGTATCATAATCTGGTTCTACTAATAACATTTTTTTATCTATTAATATTTTATTATTATCATATAATCTTCTTGCTTTTTCATTTCCATCTGTTATTTCATAATCATATCTTAAATTATCCATTTATATATTTTTTATACTATATTTTTTTATTTATATTTTTATTTTATTAACTAGTATAAATATATATAAATATAGTCTTATATAATAAATATAGTATGAATAATTCAGTTAATAAAATTTATTATTCTCGTGAAAACTTTAACCTTATTAAAGATACTGTTAAAGATTTTTTTAAAAATAATTTAAATTCTGATATAAATAATGATTATGATACTCTTATTTTTATGACTATGGAATATGTTGATAAAAAAGCTGGAACTAATGTTCCTGATACCCTATCACCTGATCAATATATGACTCTTTTAAATAAAAAAGTTCTAAAATTATCTCTTCCTAAAATAATTGAAAAATTTCAATCTCAATCACAATCTCAATCACAAAATCAAAATAAACCTATTAATAAATCTCAATCAAATCAAAAATTTGCACCTATCAATCTCAATAATAATAATACTAATCAATATCAATTTTTTAATAGTTTTGATACTGCTGGTCTTAAACCTAATCTTATAGATCCAGTTTTACCTCATCCTAAGGCTCAATATAGAATAGAAAATAATATTGAAAATGCAACAAAAAAAATGGAACAAGATAGAGAAACTTTTTTTGCACAACCTACGAATCCAAATTTTGCTGATGTTCTTGATACTGCTGATAAAGAAGCTAACCTTAAATATGAAAAATTAATGAATGAACGTAAATATGATATCGATAATCGTAATATGAATTTAGATAATATTAATAATTTAAATAATAATTCAATAACTAATAAAGGATTATCAGTAGAACAATTTACAAAATTAAATGAATCAAGAAATAAACAAATTGAAACAATTGCGGAACAACCTATGAATATAAATAATGTATCAAATTTAAATAATGAAACAATATTAGCTTCGAATCAAGAAATTAATGAGACTGAAAATTTCTTAAATCAATTAAATGATATGACTGCTTATTCATCTAATAATATGAATGAAAATATTAGTCTTAATATTCGTAAAGAAAATATTACTCATAATATTCATGAACAATTTGAAGAGCGAGAAAAAAACGTGAGAGAACTTTATGAAAAAATGAAGAATGAACAATTAGATGGATCTTATCCATTAATTCCGAAAAGTATAAAAAATAGTTATATCAAAAGAGAATTTTTTATTTCTATTAATTCATTCGATCGTGATTTTTCTGTTTATCCCTCTGCATCTCAATTTAAAGTTGATGTAATGGTTTTACCAGATTCTAAAGAATTTCAACAAGTTATGATTAGAAATCCTAATGATGGTAATCAATATTTATTCTATCAAGGTCAAATTCAAATACAAGGATCTCAAAATGCTAATATTCTAAAAAATATTCGTAATATTGAAAAATTAAGAGTTACTGGTTCTATTATTCCTAATTCTTTATTTGGTGTTTATAGAACTCTTAATACACCTTATATACTATTAAATATTAGTGAATTTGCTGGTCAAGGTCCATATTATGGAACTAATAAAACAGAAGAAGATTGTTTTGCTAAATTATATATAGTTGATCAAAAAAATGTTCTACAAGGTCATCATACCAATTCATTCTATCTTTTTACTACTATTGGTCCTGAAGAATCATATATATATAGTCCTGCACCTTTAGCCAGTCTAAATTCAATAACATTAACTTTACAAGACTATAGAAATAATATAATTGATTTAGGTAATGATAAATTATATATTTATAAATACAGACCACTTATTATTACTACTTATAATAATCTTAATCCTCCTAATGAACCATGTTCATGTGATACTCTTGATTTAATTCAATTTGCAACAGTTATTAGAAGACCTATTGAAATTGAAAGTTTAGATTTTAATTATGAATGTTTAAATGATGAAAGAGTATTTTTCTTTTGTGAAAATAGCTGTTATGCTGATCAATTCTTTAATATTAATTTGGGATCAAATTCTAATATTCGATCCTTTTTTAGAAATGGTTATTTATATTTTAGTATTGGTGATGATTTAATACCTGTCAATGAACTCATTAATACTAATCAAATTCTTTTAATTAAATCAATTGATAATAATGAATATAAAGCTAGATTTACTGGTTTAATTAATGATGAATATGGTTTATTTTTGAGTTTTATTGGTTCAACTCCTACTAATAATTTTGATATTCTAAGTATCTTAATTTCTATTATAAATAAAAGAGGATTTAGTGGTGGTCCTAATACTCTTAATTGCACTAGAGGATATAATATACCTCACTATAATTTCTTATCATATATTAATTGTTGTTCAAATGATGTTGCATTTGCTCCTGATATTACAGGTGATAAAATTATTTATTCATATGTTAATGCAATAAATCTTTATACAAATATAGCAGGTTATACAGCATGTGGATCTTCAAATTATAATTTTTATATTAATGGATCTCCCACTCCTACAAATATTTATACAGATTATTTAATTAATCTAGATAAAATATGTCCTAATGATTTATTAGTTCATACACCAGCTATTGTTTCAAATACTGGTGAAAATACACTTTTTTCAGTTGCAGATATTGAATATTTACAAAATCAATTTAAAGCACGTGGAGATAATGATAACTATAATTATTATTTACAAACATTCATTTTAAGAAAACCAAAAAATTTTAATGCTAATGATTATATTTTTTATGATATTAAAAATCCTGATATTTTCTTAATTAGACAAGATAAACAAGTTAGTTATAACTTTACTTTAACATCTGTTGAACCAAATCGTTTAGATATTAATTCAGAAATTGTTTAATTATTTATCAATCTTATATTTTATGATATATTTCTAAAATATAATTATATAATATATTATCTATTATGTATATAAATCTAAAATATAATTATATAAATAATTCTTTTAATAATTTATTTCCTCATAAAATAGAATTAGATACTATAATTGGTGAAGGATCAAGTTGTATTGTTTATAATTTTATAAATGATTTTGTTATAAAAATATATAAAAAATCCAATAATTTAAAATATTTTAATAATATTTTATCAGAATTAAATGATAATAATGAATTATTTAATAATAATTATAATTTAGATGGACTTAATGAATTTAAATTTTTTTATAAATATTTAGAAAAAATAGATCATGATAATATTGCTATACCTTATGCTTATGGTTTATTAAAAAAACATAAAAAATATAATATTTTAAATATTAGTCTTAAAAATAATAAAAAACATAATTCAAAAATAAAAGAAGATAATTCTGATATTAAAGAAGAATCTAATAATAATGAATTAATTGATAATAAATATTATATGTTTATTATTTTACCTCTATTTAAACCTCTTAATAATTTTAATTTAATTAAAAAAGAAAAATATTTAATTAAATTAATTTATATTATATTATCAGTTGAAAGTTATATTCAGACAAATTTTAATATAACCAATTTAGATATTAAATTAGATAATATTTTAATAGATAATAATAATGATTTTAAGATTATAGATTTTGGACTTATTTTAAATATTAATATTAATAATGTATTAGATAATAAAAATAATTATTTTATATGGCCTAAAAAACCTTCTAAAATTAATAAAATATGTTTATATAGTATTTTCTTATTAATTTATCAGATTCTTTTTAAAAATATAGATGATGATTTATATAAACAAATACATAATTTTGATAATTCTAATAATTTATTAAATAATATTAAAAATAATTATTATTATTCTGATAATTTTATATTTTTATTAGAAAATCTTTTACATATGAATTTTGATATTGATTATTATAAACAATTTATAAATAATAATTTTTTTAATATTAATTCTGTTTCTGATTTTTATAATCAATATTTTATTGAATATTTTTCTAAATATAAACTCAAATAAATAAATTAATTATATTATTAATTTATTTATATATATCCTAAAATAATAATCTTAATTATTTATTATCTTAATCATTTTTAATAATTTATTTATTAATATCCCAATAAATTTCTTCTAATCTTTTAAAAGCAATATCAGAAATTTTATGTCTAGATTTTTCAACTTGAACAATAATATTTTTTATTAAATCTTCTAAATATTGTTTTTTTTCACAATCATCAATATTATCTTTTATTAAAGATACTAATTTATTATTACAAAATGTATTATTTAATTTATAAGAAATTTTAGATAAAAATATAGCAAAATTTTTAGGAAAATCAGGTATATCTATACAATATTCGTTAATATTTTTAATATAATTATTAATAGTATAAATTAATTCTCTTTTGAATATTATTTTTCTTTTATATAATTCTGATATTAGAGAAATATAACGATCACTATCTCTTTTATATTCAAAATAATTCCATATTAAATCATGTAAATAATATTTACATTTAGATAAAATAATGATTGTTTCATTCATACTCTTACCTTTAATATAATCTTTAAATACTTTTGAATATTTTTGATAATTTATTTCTTGTTCTTCTTCTGTCATTGTATTTTCTTCTATTTCTGGAATATCATCATTTAATTCATTGTATTTACTTAATTTATTTTCATTTATTTCTTTTGTATTTTCTCTCATATTTTTTTTTACTAATGATGAATAAGTTAAATTTTCTTTAGGTTTTATTAAACTTATTTTATTTTCTAATAAATTAATAAGTTCTTCATAGAAAAATTTTATTCTACCCTCATATTTTTCAACTTCATCTTTATAATTTTTAATTTTTTCTAAAATAATTATTAAATGATTTTTATCAATTTTTTCAACTAAATAATTTTTATTTATAAAAAGACATTCTATTGTTTCTTTATATACTTTATCATCTAATAAAATATTTATAAATTTTTCAACCATATCATAATTAGTATAATTTTTATTAAACATTCTTAATATAACTTCGAATATAGAATATATTTTATTTTTGAGTTTAAATTTAGTTTCATCATTTAAAGAACTATCATGATTAATTTTTTCAAAATTTTCATTTTTCTTCAAAAATTCTTTTTCATATGTTGTAAATAAAATATTATAAAAATTATATTTAGTATATAATATTTTATATATATCATTTTTATTTTTAAATATTTCTTTATTTTCGTCTAAATCTAAATCATTTTCAATATCATTTCCATGATTTATAGTATATGTATATTCACCATTATTTTCATTAATTACGATTATATTATTTAATATATCTTTTTTAGTCCATATTTTAAATGATAAATCTATATATAAATTTTGATATTTAGAATCATACATATTTTTTTTAAGAATTTCATGAGATAAAACTATTAAATTATTTTTTGTTTTAATTTTTTTTAAAAATTCTAATAATTCAACAGATATTTTATCATAATTATCATTTGTTATTTTATTTAAAATCATTTTAATACTACTATTAATTTTATTATCTTCATTGATTTGAATAACTGGTTTATAAAATGTATCAGTTGGTGGTAACCAATTATTATTATTATTATTTTCATTAGAAGATGAAATAGTAGAATCACCACGTTCAAACTTTTTTTTAGGAAATGATGAATATTTAGATGTTAAACTAAATAAAGGTTTTTTTTTATCTTTTTGTATAATCTCTTCATATTCTTTTATAAAATCATTTAAATTATTATCTTTATCTTTAAAATTATCTAATAGTAAAAATAAGTCTTTATAATTATATATCCAAAGAGGTATAATATTAGACATAATTATATATTATTAATAGTATTATTATTTATTTAAGTATATTTATTTTTATATATTTTGTAATAATAAAAATTGAAATAATATATAAAAGTAATTGAATAAATGATAATATATATAATATAAAATGAATTCTATTAATAATATGAAACCAATTAAATTTGCTAATATGAAATGTTTCTTATTAACATCTGAATCAATTAAAAAAGATCTTATAAAAAATAATATATTTAAGAAAAATTATAAATTACTAAATCATAGTAATTTAGATGATATAAAAAATGATTATTTATTTACATTTATTACTTTTGGTCTTAAATTTTTTATTTATTTTGTTACAATTAATGATAAAAGATTCTGTTTTTTTATAAACAAAAAAACTGAAGAATTTATTTCTGTTCGTTTTAAATTCCATTATGATTTATATTTGGGAACAATTTTAGATGGAGAATTATTTAAAGATAATAATGGAACTTGGATTTATTCAATCAATGATATTTATTTATATAAAAATAATGATTTGACAGAAAATAATTTTATTTATAGGAGAAATATATTAAATAATATATTTTCAAAAGAATATATTTATGATAATTCTAATAATTTACAATTTAATATAAAAAAATTTTATTCATTTAATTATTTAAATAGTTTTATTAAAGAAACAGAATATAATAAAGATAATCTTACTTTTAAAATATCTGGATTATTATTTAAAGGTAATAATAAATATTGTTTAGATTATGCATATATATATCCAGATAATAGAACGAATAATATTCAGAATAAAAATATAGAAAAAATTATAACAAAAGATAATATTATAGATGATAATAAAATATTAATAGATAGAAGAGATTTAATGAAATTAAATAATATAAAAAATAATTATGAAGATGATAAATTAATTAATAAAAAATGTTTAAATAAAGATAATATAAATGATATATTTACAAAAGATATTATAGAAAAATTAAAATTATATAATGATTTATATATATTTACATTATTTGTTAAAATTACAGATATGTCAGATGTATATGAAATATATAGTATAGATGATAATAATAATAATATATATATAAATTATGCATTAGTTAGAACATTATCTGAAAGTAAATATTTAAATAATATATTTTTAAATAAAGATAATAAAATAATGATTCCATTTGATTGCTTTTATTCTTTAAATTTTAATAAGTTTGTTCCATTTAGAATTTCAGAAGAATTAATTACTCCTATTACAATTATAAATATTTTATTAAATAAATAAAAAATAATATAAAATATAATATAAAATATAATATAAAATAATATAAAATATATAAATTATATTTAATAAAAAATGAAATATAAAAAAAATAAAAAATATTATAAATATATATATATTTATAATTAAAATGACTGAAAAAAAATATACTAAAACTGAGTTTGAAAATGATTTGAAGAAATTAAATAAACTTTTAAATAAATTAAATGATCAGAGTGGTGGTGCATCATGTTCTGATAAGTTTGATGTAGCAAGAGATTATATGAATCCAAATCCTCAAACTATGAATAATCCTATGACTAATGCTCAAGCATTAAATCGTAGTCAAAGTGGTGGTAAAGTTAAAAAATCAAGATCTAAGTCAAAATCTAAGAAACATGGATCAAGGAAACATAGGGGTGGTGCATCGATTGGTTATGGATTAAAACCAGAAGTTTTAGATAATGGTTTAAGATATGAAGCTGTCAAATCATATGATTCATGTGGTTCTAATTTAGTTAAACAAAATGGTGGTAATGGTTATACAACTCAACCGGTTGTTTTAGATAATGGATTACGATTTATGGCTGAGAAACCTTATGGTCCATGTGGTGCTCCAGTTTTAAATCAAACAGGTGGAGATATTTTATCACCTATTATATCAACATTAAGTAATTTACTTGCTCCAATGGGTGTAGAATCATTAGCAACAGTAGCTGTTCTATTAGCTCTTAATGAAATAGGGAAACCCTCTAAGAAAAAGAAAATGACAGGAGGTGAATTAGCGACAATGACATCTACTCTTGCTCAAACTTTAATTCCTATGGGTCAGAATCAACTTTTGACACTTGTTAGTCTTCTTATACTTAATTATTTTGCTCATATTTATTATAAGAAACCTAGGGCTCAACGAGGTGGTAGTTTAGAACATTTAGCTACACTTTTAGCTCCGATGGGGACAAATGCTTTAACATCTACTGCTATATTATTATTCTTATCTCAAGTTTTTAATCAAAAACGTAGAGTAATGAAAGGTAAATCATTAAAAAGAAAGAGTATGAAAGGAGGTAATCCTGTATTAGTTCAATTAGAATCATTATTAGCACCTATGGGTATTGAAGCGTTTAGTGTTGCTGCATTATTATTAGTTTTAAATAAATTATTTGTATCTTCATTACGTAATAAAAAATCATCTCAAAAGGGAGGATCAGTAATTGCTTCAATGCTTAATGAATTAAGTGTTTTATTAGCACCTCAAGGTTTGAATGCATTCTTAACAACTGCTGTTGTTTTAGCAATTAGTCAAGTTAGAGAAAAAAATTTAAAAAAACCTAAAATGGTTGTAGAAAAGGTATCTTCTTTTGGTAAAAAAACTTTAAGTAAAACTAAATCTGTCGTTTCTTCTAAAGTTCAAAAATTAAAGTCTAAATTAAAATCCAAGAAATCAAAGAAATAAATCTTTTATCTAATATATATTAAAATATTTATAAATATTTATAAATATTTTTTAGTAAAAAGTAAAGTAAATTATATTATACATAATTAATATTCTTTTTCTAAAGTAAATAAGCATTTATTAAGATTTAAATTTTTAATAGAATTAGAGTTGTTTGTTTTTTTTGTAGTTTTTTGTTGTTTAATATTTTTATTCATAATTTCATTGATTAAATTTTTTTGTTTTTTTTCTTCTTCAGTATATTCTTCATCTAAAATTTCATCATCTTGATTATCAAATTCTTCATTATCAGAGTTATTAATATTTTTTTTCTTTTTCATATATTTTTGAATATTTTCTTCTTTTTTGATAATAGATCCATTTTCATTGACATAAATATTATTTATAATATAATTACATTTATGATAATATTGTTTTCTTTTTTCTGCTTGATTTTTAAATACACTAAAATTATCAATAAAATCAATAATAAAACTTTTATCTCTTTTTAATCTTAAAACTCTACCAACAGCTTGAATAATATCAGTTCTAGAAGTGATTAAAAATAGCGAATTTAATGATTTAATATCTAAAGCTTCTTTTGCCATACTATAAGTAGCTAATATTATTTTTTTATCAATACTTTTATCTCTATCATTTTTTTTCATACCTCCAATAAAATAACCATAATTAAACATATAATTTTTTTTCATTAAATTTTCTAAATCTTCTAATAGAATTTTTCTTTCACTTAAAATTAGAACTTGATTTCCTTCAATTTCATAAAATTTTTTAATATAATTAAAGATAATATGAGTTCTTTGTATATAATTACATATATTAGTCATCATAGTGCTAATCATAACTTGACCTAAATAATTATGTATTTCTTTAATATATTCTTCATTAGTATTGGGAATAATAATTCTATCAACAATAACAACATCATTATGTTCTCTTTCTTTTTTTAAGAAAATATCACCAACGAACCATTTAATAACTTTAGTTAATCCATCTTTTCTATCAGGTGTAGCGGATAAAGCTAACATTTTATTAGAATTAACTTTAAATAAAGCATTTGAGTATTCACGAGTGCAAATATTATGACATTCATCAATAATTACTAATCCAATATCATCAAAAGTATCTAAAGGATATGTTTTAGTTGCTAAACTTTTTAACATAACTAATACGATATCTTTATTTTCAATATCAATTATTTTTTGTTGAATTCTTCCAATTTTAACACCAGGTAAAAATTCTTCAATTCTTTCTTTCCATTGGTCCATTAAAAATTCTTTATTAACAATGACTAATGTTTTTTTACCAATTATAGAAAATATTTTTAGAGCAATTACGGTTTTACCATATCCACATGGTAAAGCTAAAATACCTCCACCTTTTTCATTTAATATATTCATAGATAGATCAATAACTTCTAATTGATTATCTCTGATAGAGCCGTTAAATATACAATTAATATTTTTACCATTACTAGATGTTTCTTTTAAAGGACCGTATCTATCAATACCGTAATATTTAGGTATATAAATTTTGTTATTATTTTCTTTAAATACGTTAAAAGATTCGACATTATCACCGAAACCGTCCATTAAATAGGGTTTAACAGTAAGATCTTTTTTTAATTTATCTAATTCATTAGGATTTAAATTTGATTTATAAATAGTATATCCTTTTTTACCGATATAATTTTCCATGAAATGAATGATTTATTATAATTTATTTTATTATTTTTAAATCAATTTTTTTAGATATATTATTTTCTATTTAACTATTATATTATAGATTAAAAATGAATTTAAATTCAAGTATAAGAAATGGAGAAAAATTTTTAGAAAATGCATTTGATTTTATAGAAATACCGATGGTAAGATTATCAATCATAATAGCAATAATTGTATATATTTTAATGGTGATACCTAAATTATCGATGGATTTAACAACATTTATGAAACATGTTTTAACAATGTGGTTTGTTAAATTATTGATAATAGTTGGTGTATATATTATAGGAAAGAAAGATCCAGTATTAGCAATATTTATAGTTTTAGCATTAGTATTTTCAGTATTACATTTTAATAGATTAGCATTGAAAGAAAATATGGATGTAGATATAACTCAGACTTTAAAGAATCTTATAAATCAAATTAATAAAGTTAATGTTCCAGAAAAGAAACAGAATGATCATTCTATGGCAATGTCTGATATGGATTTAAATAAAATGGGAGAACATATGTCTAATAATGATTCTAATAGTGATCATAAAGATTTACATAGTAAAATTAATGATTTAAGTAGTAAAGTTATGGGATTAAAAAAAACAATGGATGAAAATAAAACAAAAGATATGAATAGTATGAAAGATATGCATAAAGATATGAAAGATATGCATAATAAAAAAGATATGAATGGTAAGAAAGATATGGATGTAAAGCAAAACAATCTTAAAATTAAAACAAAAGATATGAAAGAATCATTTGAATCCAGTAGAAAGGGTTGTCCAAAACCCAAAGGTTTTAATTCAGGATTTGGAGATTGTATAACAAATACAGTTAATCAAGATGCTTGCAAACCTTGTGGTCAAGTAATGGCATTAAATGGTGAAAGTGGAGCAGGTGAAATGGGTCCTCAAGGATTAATAAGCACGATAGGATATCCTGGTCATGAATATGCATCTTTTTAGTAAAATAAAATAATAAATCATAATTTATAATAATAATTTATGATTTTTTTCATATTATATGTTATATAATTTATGAACTTATATTAGTAGATTCTTTTTTTTGTATTTCTTTCATATCTTCTATTATTTGATTTTTTAAATTTTCAATATTATTATTTAACTTTGCTTTATTTTCTTCTATTTCTTTATTTAATTGAGTAATTTTATTTGATAATTCATTATCTTTAACTTCAGGAGGTTGATTATTAGGTTTAGAATTAGATTGAGGAATAGGTATTTTATTAATTTCAGCAGTAGCGGAGATTATAGTATTAGATGTTTTATTATTAGTAGTTTTTAATTTATCTAAAAGAGGAGCAGCTAAGGCTACAGTATTTTTAACAGATTCAGTTAAATTTTTTAATTTATCAAAAAGATTAAA